ACCAGTATCCAGCGATCCGCGAGAAGTTATCCTCTGCATCACCGTGGTCTGCTTGTCTATCCCTCGTGATATACGATTTGGCGGTACTAAGAATCTTGCTTCGGGTCACTACCTCGACCGGGGCCGGAGGTAGGTCGTTAGTTTCTACATAACTTCTTTTCACCTCTGCACTTATTCCAGTTGCCGCTACCAACACCGACGTTTTGTGTTCCTGTGGTGCATCTTCTTCCAGCTCTGCCTTAGCAGTATTATATTCTGCTTTTTTAACTTGTTGACGTAATAAGTGCGCGTAGCTAGGACTACACTTAGCCTTCTTTGCCACCAAGGGCACACTCCAACTAGGGTGTTTCGCCATTATCTCAAGTACCTTCTCTCTTTTACTCACATCCTTCTCCTTATATATCCAACGGTAGTTGTTTACTGTCGTTGGACTCAGCTCCTAATAAGAACGTTACATCCGTCCAGTTACTCTCATTTATCACGACGGCAACACCACCCACGGCAGCGATATCATCGAGATTCTTTTGCTGTAAAGCTGTTGGTGTGTTTTTCCCAGCCTTACATTCAATACCAAAAAACTTACCGTTGTAGCACCCAACAATGTCCGGTACACCACTCTTACCGTAGCCGCCTGTTGCGGGAAAGAAATAATACGCGCCGATCAACTTAAGCTGGTCGGTTACTTTGCGTTTGACTTTGGCCTCGGGGGTCATGCGTTCTCCTTGGGAACTGGTATCAAGTGTTGCAGAAATGGGATAAAAACGATTTTTTAAAATCTGCTGTATGAATTTTTTTCATGTACTTCTCTATGACTTGTTACACACAAATCATTCATCTTCTAGTTTTTGTTCGAGTAGCCCAAACAGCCTATCGATGTTCTGACTTATGCTCTCCAAACTACGCGACATGTTCTCCACCGCACGCACTAAGTTATCTGTCTGCTCATCGTTCATCATCTGCGCTCCACTCATTAAGTATTGCGGATTCATCCAAAATACAAGATATCTGGTACAACGCTTGGTGCATACCGAGAACACCCGACTTCCACTCCTTCATGTGTTCCTTGTCAGGAATCTTATCGTTAATTGCCCACAACGCTCTAGCAATAGATCGCATAGTAGATTCTAAGTTGTCTTCCCGTTCGTCATCCATCGTTCATCTCCAATCTCAGTAATAAGTTATCCATATCTTCGGTTAGTTGTTTATCGAACTCTTCACAAATAGCGTTGTACAATTCTTGCTGTTCTTTCTTTTCTTGTAACCGGCGTTCTTCCCGATATTTTTTAATCCTGCATTGTTCAACAATATACTCATTCACCTCCCTGATATGGCGGTTATAGAAAATGTATTGTTCCGGTGTAGTAGGTTCCTTACCCGTTAACATCTTATAACCAGCACGCACTTCTAACTCAGAACTAAACTCGAACGGGTCTTGGTACTGGTAGGGGGTATTATCTTCCTCTGGAAATTCAAACCAGTCATCGGGTAAATCATCGGGTACATCATCGCTAAAGATATCTTCAAAGACCTCCTGTGCGTACATGTAAGAAAGGTCCAAATCACTGGCAGCCCTTAACCGACGACCCCTTTTGCCCTTATTGTGCCCAAAATAATTAGCAACCGCTGGTCCCTTTAATCGTATATCCAAAACGTACCCTCGTTAATACGTTGCCCTACGCCTTGTATAGGTGTGGTTGGTGGATCGCAAGAAGTCATCATCAGTAGGGCAACCTTCTCTTGCATCCACTGGGGTAACTTCTCCACCCCACTATACGATCCATCCACAACACTGTCAACACAATACATTCCAATACACTGTACTTTTATGGAATTTTCTCCACTCCCATCTAGTATCACACGGTACATTGGATCTCGTTGGGTATCACTGGTTGACATAGAACACTCCATTGTTCATGCGTATACCTACACCGTCCACATACTCATCTAGTTCGCACATCATTAACACAGACAACTTACCGGATAGATGTTCGGGCAATGTGTCAGAAGTGTAGCGATCTGCTGGTTCGTTAGAAACTTTATAGTCCCAAGTGTTATGTGCATTTTCAAGGAACGAAACATCAAACAACTGCTGGTCATTGAGCATGTATGCACGCACAAAAAACATGTGTACCGCAGGGGTCGATAACGCGTACTCGTCAAACTCATTGAGAAACGCCGTCACCTTGCTACTGAAATCGGCATCAACAAACTGATACCCACTGGCAACCATCGCACGTAGCTCGGCTTGCAGTTGTGGGTGCCTAGTAATCGCACCCTCTGCTTTGGTGACTTTCTCTCTATTCTCGTCGTTCACATTACGCACTTTACTTACAACGGGGTGAGCAAAATGATCGTTCAGTTCCTTGACGGTGTATGGTCGCAGGTGTGCCAACGCATTCTTCAGTGCACGCTTGGGGTTCGTGCTCATCAACGTGTGATGCTGAAAGCTGTAGCTACTGTACTTTTCGTTCGTGATGGTGTGAGAATATACCGCGATAGTCTTGTGCGTACCTTCTCCCTCAATACGGTAGTCACCGTATCCAATCCAACCCAGCGCATACAGGTCGTTCGGGAGATATACATACAAACTTTGTTCGTTACTACCGTACGGTGAGAACTTACATGTCGGTAACTTCTTTGCCAGTGCCTCAAGGAACGTAGCGAACGCACCCTCGCCTTCCCTTTTATGGTGGGCAATATAATCATTGATATTGGTCGGCGCTACAGACCCTGTTTCTACCGCTTCTAGTTCTGAAACTAACTTCCTGTGTATACCCATTATCGTCCTCCTACAGACTTAGTTTTAACATTGTTTAAACTGCCATTCCTACTGCCACACCCGCGATACCATAGTCAACAAGCACGCGCATGTTCTCCACGCTCATGGGTAACGTATCTTCATGGGGGTGTACCTGCGATCGATGCTTGGACGTTGTAACGCTGAACTTGTCTGCGTTTTCGTACCACACACCATTCTCGTAGACAAACAACGGCCAGTGATACCCGTAGCTGTACACTACGTAACGGCTGTATGGTTGGTCGCGCTTTGTCATCCATTGTCCGAACAAGTTACTACCTTGAAAGGACTCTTTATTCTGGACACGAGGGCGTGCCATTACATTTGTTACTTTAGGACTTCTCATACGTTTCCTCTCTTTATCCCTAAATTCAGCGCCATCCTTCTGTCGCTGGTACCTGACCCTAGCCTTATCCCAATCTTCATAAAGAACTCGCATTCTGCTTCTCCTTCCATCGTTTGATTATGTTAGCCACAGTCACGTCACTCACACCCACTACCCTGCTGATGCGTTTGTAACCATACCCTCGGTTATGTCGGTCAAGCACTACCTCTTCCAACTCCGCACGGGTAGCGTAGTTACCCTTAGTCAGAGGTCTACCGTTGAATAGCTTGGTCGATTGCGGGTGACGTTTCTCCGTCGTATACATTGTCTCAGTCATGTTCATCCTCATAACTTGTTTCTGTAAAGTAAATGGGCTTATTCACGTAAAGGCCCAAAGATATAAACCTCCTCATAACTTGTTGCTGTCAATGTGCACAGTCTTACCGCAGTCAGGCTTGGCTTGCTTGTTGTCGTACACCGCCCACAACACGGGGCATGTCCACGTACCCCAGTCGTACACGTACCCATCGGTAAACACAATCACAGCTTGCGGGTTGATCTTGTGCTCGGTCATGTACTCGGACACACAATTCACATCGGTACCACCACCACCTGCTGGCTTGGTGCTTTGCACTAGGGTATCGGTTTCGGCATGGTCGTATGTCTCATCGGCACAGACCCGAGTGTCCCAATACAGTAGACGTATGCGCTCAGGTCGCACGTTGTCACACACTGCCTTGATCTCGGACAGGAACGTAGTCAACTCGCACTGACCGATAGACGCTGACGTATCGATAGCAATCACCAGCTCACCCACCTTCTCACTGATACCGCTGGGCATGTACACACCGGTAGACACAAAGCGGCGATTGGGTCGCGCCCATGTAGAAAAGTCCTTACCCGCACACGTTGTACTGATGAACTCACGCAACACATCACGCCAATCGATCTGCGGTTTGAGTAACTCCTCAAGGTCACGGGCACCACCACTGCCCAACTTACCGGCAACAAGTACACCCTGACGTATTGCTTCCTCGACCTCACGCTCAAGGTCACCCTTCTCCTCCTCGCTCAACTGCTCGGCACCGTCCCAGTCATGATCATCCATACCGTCACCGATCCCACTGCCATCATCACCCTCGGGGATAGAGTCGTATACCTGATGAAACACTTGGGCAGTATCCATGTCGCGGTACTGTGCATCGAGCAACCCAACCTTGGGCATCTTGATAAACCCCATACCCTCATCACCGTCAACCAACTGTATGTTGATAACATAGTCGCAGGCAACGTTGGCTACTTGTGGGTGCTTGTCATAAAGATGTTTCCACGTAGTCAAGTGCTGGTACATCTTGTGGTAACACTCGTGCAGTATCAGGAATCGCAACTCGGCATCGTTGAGTCCATCGACAAACGCTCGGCCATACATCTCGTCACGCCCATTGGTACACGCGGTTGGGACGGTATCATCTACCGTCCGGTCACCAATCATCAGCACGCTGGATAAACCCACGTACTTGTCATGCGCCATGATAGCCATGACAGCTTTTTGTAACCGCTGTTCGGCGGTCAACGTCTGGTTTAGAGCTAACATACCTCCTCCTTACTTGTCTGCTGTAAACAGATAGTTGTTGTCCATCGCCCACTTGGTGAACTTACTGTTCTGCATGACGATAGCTTGCTTGGCGTACTTCTTACCGCGTACACCGTTAGCGAACACACCCTGCGCTTCCTTGGATAGGCGCAACATGTACGTCATCCACTGGTCAACCCAGTCACGTTCGAGTGTCGATAACACCTTATACACAACCATCATCACAGCGCCCGCACTGGTAGGCACAAGTGCAGATTGGGGGTCGGACTTGATTGAATCGATAGACGGCAACTGATCGGCAAGTCTAGCGAACGCCATCATGTCACCCGCTGCTGACCCACCGATGGTGCCAATGAGTAAAGACGTTAGTGTCTTGTCATTGAACTGGTCGCGTACTTTCATCCAGTCACTGGCCGCTTCGAGTGATCGAGGTGTGACAAACGCCGTACGGGTAGACCGTGGGTGGAATATGTAGTCATTGTCCTCGGGATCTTGCACGTCGCGGAAGTCGGCAAACGCCTTGTCGTTGTTGCGGCACCACCCCAGCACTGTCGGGTCAACGTCGTTGTTGATACCCCACTCGATCCACTGCTCCCACGTCGGCTTGGTAGATTCGATCACCGTCAGGCGATTACAGGCATGTGCTGGTAACAAGTCACCGACACCCTCAGCACCGAGGTTAGTTGTGGCAAACACAATACTGTCAGGATGCAGGGTATAACTCCCGATCTTACGTTCGAGCATCATACGCAATAGCGCGAGCTTGACCGCTGGGTTGGACTTACCGAACTCATCAATCATCAGGATGATCGGCTTGTCATGGTGTGCACCCAACTCCTCATTGGTCAGGTATCGCACGAACCCACTGCCATCGTCCATGTGCATGATGTCAGGGATGGTGATATCACCAAGATCCTTGGTAGTGCAGTCGAAGTAACACGCGACGTGCTTGGGTAACTCTGCTGATAACATGTTTAACAGGGATGACTTACCCGTACCCATGTGACCCTGCACAAGTATGGTACGTTGATGACCACCGGCAATGATTGCTTGGGCGATCTCGTCTAGGTTTACCGCATACAGATTGGCTGATGTTGCCATGTTATGTCCTCCTTCATTGGACTGGTTGTTATCGTTAGTCGGTGGACTAACGTTGTTTTGGTTAACACGTTACTACTAAAAAATAACGATATGTCGGAAGCCGGCTTATGTTATTGGCGATTAGCACACCGTACATAAACACGTTACTGATAAACACTTGGGTAATGGGCACGAAATGTACCGGTGGCTTCGTAGAAGCTGATGTCACTACCGTTTATTCCTATGCACTCGGTTGTACCGCACGTACTCTCGCGTATCGACGTGCTTGAAATAGTGCATCGTCTCGCTCGAATACATATACATATAGTGCCACTTCGCTTCCTCACCCATCCCGTTACGGATGGCATCGTCGAACGCATCCTTGGGGTGCAACACCGCACGCCCATGTCTGTGCCACAACTGATCTTCTGCTGCGCTGTATCTCATCGCTCTAACTCCTTTCTGATTGCATACACTTCTATCCAATGCACTGCGCTCCCATCCTTGTCGTTGTAAACGCCTGACAATTCCGTCGTTCGCTCGGCAGTATCAATGAGGCAATCGAGCATTTTCAGCAGTGAGGATTTACCCACAGCCATGCTTTCTGTCTGCTCTCGCAGAGATTTTGTCCGGTCCATCTCAGTTCTCCCTACTAGTGTGTTTTACAAGTCTATGGTCGGTAGGCTGCTGATAACGTCTTCTACCACCGCTTTGGTTTCGGCACGGAGGTGCTTGTCCTCACGTAATGCCTCGGGTGACAATGGCATCCTACCCAGACCACGGAACTGTTCTTCGAGCTTGGTGCGTATCGCTTCCATCTGGGTATCGCCGGTCAGGTTGCACGCCTTGAGCATGTCGATCATATCGAGCACACCGTCGAACGTGCTAGTGGATAGCCGCTTCTGCTTGGGCTTGCCGTCCTTGCGCTTACCTACGTCGGTATCGTCCAGACTATTGTGCAGTCGTTCGAGATAGGTGCGGGTACGGTTGAACACATCACCCATTGCCTTAGTGATCTGCGCTTCGTAATGTTCCTGATATTGTGTTTTCAGGATGGCAGCTTGCTCGTTGCCCATGTCAACCCGAAAGTCACCGGCCTCGGGCACAGGTGAATACGTTACAGAGAAACGGAACTTACGCTCTAAGTCATACACTGACATATAGTCGGCATCGTTGAACAGTGTGCCCAGCTTGGCGCGAGACTGTATAATTTCCCAGTCGTACACATCAAGGAACGCTTGCACTAGTCGGTTGAACTCTTGCTCGAACGCAGACATCTGGTTTTGGTAATCAAAGAACATCGCAGTCGGTACCAAACGCTGACCGAGATCTGACCACGGCATTGTTAGCGCGTAGTGCTGGTTGCGCGCATTGGCAACGAAATCTTGCACCGCTCGCAACTCGGCACAGTCACCCAGTAATTTCTTACTGACATTCGCTGTACCAGACGCCGCGTTGTTCTGCATGGTGATCTGCGCTGATGCGCTCTTGTCTTTCTTACGTCCCGTCCAGACTGACGCGCTAAACTCGACGATCATGGCGCTT